CCTGCTACTTCAATTCCACCGCCGACACTGTATGTTGCCATCTTACACCCTCACCCATCTGGCGATAGTCGCCGAATAATAAACCTCGACGCTTGCACCTACTGCGAGCGTCATTCCAAAATTAAACCTATCCGCACCATCCCTAGTCGTATCCTCTTCTATAATATCAAAAGCATTATCGGCCAAATTTACAATCACAATCCTAGTGCCATTCGATAGCGCGCTCATGGCTCCAAGAGTTGTTAGATCGCCAGTGATCTCGTGAATTGATGCTTGAGCATTCGCAAGTGCGCTTGTCCCTGTTAGCTCCTCAGTCGATACTCCTGAAATTAAAACTTCTGCGCTCATCTCCTCCGTTTGAAATTGCGTTGATTCTAAAACTGAGATTGAACCGGATGGTGCATTAACGCCATCCATTGATTTAATTCCGCTCCAAGTTTGATCCACTGTGTTTACAAGTCCCCGATTCGACGAGGTAGCGTCAGGAATGTCCTGAAGCGGAAAATCGCTAAAATACTCGTTTATAAAATCATAAGTCAATCGGCCTTGTCCTAGCGTTACTACGGGATACCAAAAGTCTAAAAGTACAGTTCCAAAAATTGTAGCTTCCTCTTCTACGTTTGAAACTCTACGTTTTAAAGTTAAAACGTAATCAGTACCGTCATGCGTAAGCCTACCAAACACTACGCGACCGCTTGAATCAATAAGAAGGCCACCAAGTGCTTGCCTTAATAAGCACAAGTTCTGTGTCCCTACCATTGCACCTGCTACATTAAGCGCATTCGTAGGGGATTCAGTAATCGTAAAACTTGGCAGCGTTGTAACAGTTTGTGAAACATTTATTTGCGTTTTTTTAAATGAAAAAAAGAAGCGATTCAAAGTTCCTACTGTATCAAGCAGTGAATTGATCGAATCCTGAACGCTTAAAACTTGCGCGCTTGATGTGTTTGAAAGTGTAAGCGTCCCCCCCAAATTATTATTCTCGCTTTTTGACGCATAGGCCGCATTCAAGTCTTCGATTGTGAAACGATCACCAGATTGTAAACTCATAGAAGTATCCCACCGCCATTTTCTTGTAGAATCAAGTCAGAGTTTTCCTGAAGAAGTCTAGCAATTTCATCTGGTGAGGTATCAGCTAACGGACTAAACGTTGCAATGTCATACTGTAAAGGATCTATTGAATAAAATCCCTGCAATCCTTCCCCCACCATTTCGTTTAATTCAATAACTGTGAATGAAGCATTCCCTAAATTTCTTCTAATAATATCGTCAGGCTCAAAATCGAAAGTATTAGAAATTTTAGTTCGATCTAAAATGAGATCAATCGTGGATAGCTTTAAAACGTGCTCAAGAAATGAGCGCGCCTGATTTACTGCTTGCGTGTTTGTTTTAATATAGCTAGAGCCATCTAAGACTTTGTCAGTAATGTATCTAGTACCGAATCGGTAAAATCTACGCTCTCCAAAAGATACGACTTCGCTCCTACCGCTAACTGATTCCTGAAACCTTCCACCTAGTAGTTCAAGCGTGTTTACTTTGTCTTGAAAAGGATTGAGTACAAAGTTTGGCGAAAATTTTAAAGATGCTTGCGAAGTTCCTGTAAATTGAGTTCCAGTCTGGTCAATCGTATCAAAACCTAAAACTGGCAAAATTGATACTCCTGCATTCGGCCCAGTCGCTCCAAGTATTTCGACAGTCGAGTCAAAGTCTAATCTGTATCTACGAGTTGAGTAATTAAAACTGACAATGCAAGCGATTCCACTTTGAGCAAGTATGTTTGTTTCCAAAACCGCTCGCATGGCTTTAGGAGACCACCTTCCATAGGGAACACGAATTGAATAGATTACCGAAGCCGCTTCAAAATCTAAAACAAAAGCTTGATCCGTGACGCGAGTTCCAAAGTAGAAATCAGCATACCGAATCATACGACAGCCCCTTGCCTGATCGTTAATCCTTGCCGATCGAATGCGTTGTTAATTATTTGCACAATCCGAATTCCAGTTTCATCCGTATCGCTTATTAGCCCCTCAATGTTTACCGTAATTTGCGTGCCTGCTTCATTCGGTCGTCTTGCAGTGTCATCTAGGCGCGAAATTTGATCCGAAATATTTAAAGATGGCTCCACGATAGTTTGCTGACCAATTATGCCAGTAGATGAAACAGTCGGCTGTGTGATGTTACTTGCCGCGGCTCCTGCAATAGCTTTAAGAGCTCCGCCTGCAATAATTAACCCAGCACCGATTGCAAAACCCGCAGGCCCGCCAGTGATAGGACCTAAAATAGGTATCGCACTTCCTACCGTTGCTGCTGCAATTGCTGCATTTCCTAAAGTAATGAGAATGTCTCCAACTATTCCTAGCGTAGCTTTTCCAAAGTTCTCAAATAATGATTGCCCCTTAGCTAGGTTTGTTCCTAAGTTTTCTAGTTCTTTCCCTACGGATTGAAAGAAACCGACTTTAATTAATTGCGCAGCATTTTGTAGCGTTTTTACTGCGTTATTAATAAAAGCACCAAAAGTGCTCCCAAATTGTTGCACATTGTTTAATGTATTAGCTTGCGAAGCTGCAACCTCATCATTAGCCGTTTTTAAATTTGCGGCAGTGTTGTTTCTAATTTGTTGCAATCTATTTCCTAGTTCTTCTTCAGAAGAAATGACTCCTTCATTGAAAAGACGGATGGCCTCAAGCTCTAGTTTTTTTGATTCTTCAAGTATTCGCTTATTTTCTAATGCTGCAAGTTCTTTGTTTAACGTTATCGCTCGATCAGCGTCAGTCTCAACTTGGATTCTTTGCTGTATTGCTTGAATCTGACCTTGCAAGATAGCCTGATCTAATGCCGCTAGTTTTGGTATCTGTGCAGATATTTGCTCTTCTCGCTTTTTTAACGCTTCAGTCTGTTCATTAATCTTTTGAGTTATTTTTGAACTTGTTTCTAACTGCTCTAGTTGATTTCTCTTGTTTATTAAATTTGTAAGCTCAAGTGAAAGATCCCTAAGTTCAACAATATCGAAAACATTAATTTTATCACCTTTTGCAGTCAGATTTGATTGCAAAGTCTCAAGCTTCTTTGAAACTACATCAATTTGTGACTCTAAAGTTCCATCACCAAATTTTGACTTGAAGAAATTACCAAGCGCGTTTGTTGCTCTGGTAGCTAAGCGAATAACAGTTTCAACCGCTGGACCAAAAATCTGACTAACACCTTGAGAAAAATTCTCAAATAAGTCATTGGCTGATTGTTTAAATTGAGCAAGTGCTCCTGTAACTCCTCCAACGTCAGCCGTGATTCCTTCGTAAGACTGTCGTGCAGCTTCTAGCACCGCATTCGTGCGCGCCTGAATTATTTGTTGCTCGGTAAGTAAATTTTTTGAAATCCCTAAACTCTTAGCGTACTCATCGACGGCCTTATTCAAGTCTAGTTGAATTCCAACTTGTCGCAGTGTTCTACTGTTACCACTTTGAATTGCACCAACAAAATCTTGAAACCTTCCAATAGCGTCCCCACCAAAGGCATTTGCAGCTTTTCTTGCTTGCTCAAAGATTGCTGGAATTTGAGCTCCACTAGACCCAAGTCGTATCAGTGCCTGATTCGCAGCACTTACAGCGTCATTAATATCTACAACGCCACCGCTTACTTCAGACAATCCGCTTCTGATCGCTTGACCGCTAACTCCTGCCCTTGCAGCTAATTGGTCAAATTGTGAGTTGACTTTTTGAATGCCCTCAGCCTTTAAGATTGTATCGATCGCGCCTTCAGCGGCACCTTTTAAAAGCGCGAAGCCTTTACCAGCAAGCGAAAGTGCCGAGTTTAATTCTGTAAAAGCAGGAAATCCTCGCCCATTTACTCCGCTAAATATATTAGAAAATGCGCTCGTAAGGCCCTTAGAAGTTTCCTCGCCTTCTTTTCCTACTCGAGCGAAGGCTTTCTTGACTGTGCCGTCATCTAAGACTAACTCAATCTCTACTTGTGGCCTTGTATCATCTGCCACTGTTTAGTCTCGCAATCTCTTTGGTTAAATCCTCATTTGTAGGATAGCTAGTATCTTGTCCAAAGTAAGTTTTCAGTGCTTTAGTTTTTTGAGATAGAATGTCTTTAATTACGTTTTGCTTAAAATGGGGAATCTGCTCAATTAGAATCTTTTCTTGAAAATCCTCGTAGTCTATTATTTTCATCATTCCGTGCAGCTTTTGAAATCTCTCGAAGTCCATTTCGAGCACCTCTTCAAATTTGTATCCAAAAAACTTTGAAACTCGTGCAGCCTCAAGTTCTAGGATGCTTGGTCGTTTTCTTTTTTTTTCTCATTACCAAGTAATAATGCAGCCAAGTCCGAAATCTCGTTAGCTTGTAATTCCTCTTTAATAATATCAAGAGGAAGACCTAGCTTCTCAAACATTTTGAAATAGGCTTCAATGACTTTACGATAGTCGTCCTTTGCAGCCTTGACCTCATCAATCACGTCAATCTGAAGCATTACAGAAGGCATCTTTGCTTCGTAGACTGTGCCATTGATCGTGAGTTGAAATTTCTTTGAGTTAAAACTTAGTTGATTCATGTTTTTAATTTATGGGAGAGGCCCATACAAAAGCAAGCCTCTCCCATCTTATCGTCAGTGCGTTAGGCGATAAACTTAGAAAGCGGTCCCTGATTAAAGAAATCAATAGACTTCGAGGCAGCAGTCTCATCCAGATACGCGGTAGCAGTGACTGGAAGAACTAACTCGCTCTCAGCCGTGAAAGTTAACTCATTCAATTGCAGCTTCGCTTTCATTAGATGAAAATCCTTCGATTCATCTCCACTGGGATCTCTAAAACTTAAGACCGTTGCTGAATCAAGTGAAGACGTAAATAGCTTGTTCGATCCTTGCGTGATTAGAACTTGAGCGTCAGTATCATCCGAAACATACGCGTCCCCATCAAAGGATAGAACACGAACTAATGAAGCCTTTGAGGTGTCCTTAAGACCAAAGGACGCCGTAGCAGTCTGCCCCCTTCTAAGCTGATCTAGGACATAAGCGCCTGTCTGTGGCGAGGTAATGTCTAAAGTCTCCATCGTCTTTGAAAGCGTAATATCCCCGTCAGTAGGCCCAAGGTTCGTAGGAACCCATCCTTGTCTTACTTTTACAAACGTAAAACCAGTCTGAGAAGTCGGCCTTGCAATTGGATCAGCGTCACGGAATCCGTAAGCAAACCCGAATGCGTCAAGTTCCACCTCAATATGTGTTCCATCATCTGGAGAAATAGTAGCAGTAAATCCGCTTACTGCATTGATTGCAGTTTGAAGTGCCGTTGCTACTGCACCAGCAGTTGCATTGCTTGCAATGTCTACTTCATGCAATACTACACTTACAGGAAAGCCAGTTGGAGCCGTTCCGGTGTTATCTACATCAAACCAAAAAACGTGCTTAACTCCCGTGGTCAAGTGCCCTACTATGAACTTATTATTCAAACTTCCAGCAACGTCAGCCTTGCATAAAATGCAATACTTTTGCTTTGTATTTACTCCAATCCAAACGTCTCTGATTCCTAATTGAAATTTGCTTACTTCACAGCTCATGGTGTTACCTCCTCAGGTATTGTTTCAGGCTCAACTAAACATAGCTCATGCCTGACGTTATAGTTTATCCTCGCTACAAGAAAGTTGTCATTTTTGTCTGTACTTAAAGCCTCATAGTCCACGCGATCTAATGTCACCGACATGATCCCGCTTTCTGATTCTGGATTCAATCCATTAACAAGAAATCTTTCAACTCTTTGAAGAAGTTTATCAAAAGCTTTTGAGACATCTTTGAATCCTTTCTGATAAATCGTGAAAACGACAGAAGAGTTGTATGTGTAGCTTTGATTATTCCTAGCAACCCCCCCAGTGTTTTCTAAAAATACATGGTAAAGCGTATCAGCCTTCGTAAATGGTACTTCAAGCGATCCGAAGGGATCAGACAAGTAAGCAAGCCCAGCCTCTCGTCCTACGCGCTCAAAGTATTGCTTAACGAATACGAGTGACATTGTTCCCTCGCTTCATTGTTAGACTTCCAGTCTCTACGTACCTTGGAGAACCGTCCTCATTTTCTTCAGTGATCTCTGTTTGTCGCAAAGTTAAAAGAGTAATTGATTGCTGCTTCTCGCGTAGAGTTTTATAGACGTTTGATTTTTGAAAAAAATGGTCGTCATTTTTATTCGATAGATTTTTATAAATCCACTCCAGTGTCCAGTATCTTGCTAGTTCTTTTACTTCTAAAATGTTCGCAATGTCCTGAGCTTGATAATACTGCCCAGGCCTCTTCCATACTCGCGATAGCATGAGCCAGTTTATGACTAGACTCCTAATACCTCGATGCGCATAGTTGTAATTGTTATTTGAATCTGGAAGGTAACCTAAAATCTCAGGTTCTAATTCTTGAAGTTCAAGGTCAGAACAAAAATGAATGTCAGCGTCAGCATCTACGACTTGTATTTCTCGAACAATGCTTACTGTATTACTTGCAGCGTCAGTAATTTGTAGCTGTATTTCATAATCGGCCTCAAGAGCGAAAGCATAATCTAAGAACCATTTTGTTCTATCTTCATTGAAGATTTCAAAAGATGGACCGCCAGCTCCACAAGTAACAATCACAGAGTTGACTTCATTCGTTCCAACAGGAAATGGCAAAATGGGGGGGATTACTGAGCCACTAGCGTCAATCCTAAACTTCTCATTAGCTCGCACAATTAATGGGAACAATAAGTTTGGGATCATTTAATTACCTCCGTGACGCCTTCCGTGGCGTCCGGATAGCACGATTTTAAACGAACATAGTCCGTAGAATCCATTGCTACCCAGTTCATCAATTCCTTGATGTCACGGTCTTTTAGGCGTTTTCCATCGCGATAGCAAATCGCGGTTTTATGTTTTGAGTGAATCGTGCATAGCTCAATCGAAGGTGATTGCGGAAGTGGGACGCTTGCGCAACCGCTACTTAGTAAGATCAGAAAGAGCCTGCTCACGTTCTTCATCTGTTTTTGCCTCTTTAAGTTTGTTTGCAACTTGCTCAAGCTGTGCTTTTTTAATTGCACTCTGAATCTTAAACCACACAGAGATCAATTGCGGAGCGTAGGCCACAAGTTGCACAACCCATTTAAGCCAGCTCATGCTTTCACCCCTTCGCTACGGATGGCTTCAACTAAAAAGAAAAACTCAGGCGCGACCTCTCCTAGTAGCTTAATGATGTCGATTGCTCCCGCTGATTTTACTTCGCTAGGAACTTTCTCTAAGTCATTATAAGCGTCGATAAGTGCTTGCTTGATAGGATCTTCCTTTAGCTTAGCTAGAATCTGCTCTAGGTCGTCGGTAGTTTTTCCGTCCTTAAACTCCTGAACAAGTAAAATCGAAATCATGAGCATGGCTTTTACAAGTTGCGCTGTATTTTTCATTTCCGTTTCACTCATCTTCTTTGACCGTCACTTTCTCGATTCTGCTTACCTTGTACTTTATTAGTTTAATATCGCTTTGTATCTCGTGAATCTTATCAATCTTGTCACTCATCTTTTCGATGGCTTTCGAGTTCATCTTAGTCTCAAAGGTAGAGTAAGCCGCTCCTAGTAGAGCTCCGGAGACTCCAAGAAGAATCTTAAGACTAATTTTGGTCTCCTCGTTAATCGTCACTCTTTCTTGTCCTCCTCAATTTTTTTCAATTGAGAAAGTTCTAAAGCTAATTGCACGGCACCTTTTACAGCGGCTTCATTAAGTAGCTGCAAAATCTTCATGACTTGTTGCTGCGAGATTTCAAACTTCACTTTCATCTCCCTGCGCAGTTAAAGAATTAATTTGAGCAATATGTTGTTCAATCTCCAATAGCTTATCTGTTATGTTATTTTTTAAAGAACTAATTTGTGATGATATATCAGCAGTAGACTCTGCTAGTAATTGATCCTTTTGTGGTCCTTCAAGCATTACTAAAATTTGACCATGCCGCATTAGCTTTTCTTGAATTTCCGACATATTTATAGATACTGTCCTAAAATTATGTATCAACGAGTTATTTAAAGTTACTGCTTGTTCTATTTGTTGTTGAGTCATTTATTCCTCCATTGCCGCAATAATTGCGTCAATTTGTGCGGTAATAGTGCCAGCCTCTGCTAGTGCCGCCTGCCCTACTGCTTTTAATGCTCTTAGGTTTTGAAGCACCTTTGCACTAGCTTGCGCTAGAGCCGCAGTCTTTACAGGGCTGTCTGGCATATTTGCAATTTTAGTGTGTTTTGCAATCTCGCCATGCAAGCCACTAATTTCTTGCATGATCGAGCGCATGATTACATTTAAATTATCGTTTAATGCTTTAGCTTGTTGAATTGGTGTTTGACTCATTACATTCTCCTTATGGGTTTAGTAATTCTAAAAGGTAAGTTGATCCATTAACTACAATTTGCAGATACTGACCAGAGGTCCCGCTACTATTTAAGGGTAAAGTTTGTTCCGAAATTGTAAAAAGATTATCTGCCGCTCTCATGCCTAAAACTGCGTTACCAAGTTCATCATTAAATACAAATCTGTATGTTGCACTCCCGCACAACTGAAACCTTGGGAATCCTTCGCTGATAAAACCAAAACCCCACCCTCTAGTTGAGTCACTATCTGAAAAGTATTCCATGCTAAAAACAGTACCGTTGAAACTTCCTAATATTGTGTCGGCTGAATCTTGGTAGGACCAGACAGAGTACGCTTCAGATTCACTGTTTTGATAAAATCCAATAGAGTAATTTGAGGGAGAGTTAGACGTTGGAATCATTACAGACAAGGCTCTTTTTGTGGGTAATTGTTGAGCCGCGTCCATATTTATCAAAACCCAAGAATCAATAATTTGTGGAAAGGTATCCCCAATGCCTATTGGTGTAATGCTGTGAATTGCGGGCAATGAGCCTACAAAATTTGTCCCTGAAAAATCAAAAACTGCAAATCCGTTTGATTCATACAAAATACTATTTTCAAAATCAGCAGCTATTGAAGAACTGGCGCGCGAAATTGCTCTGGCTTGAATATCGTATGAATAAACCCCATCTATTGATAATAGCTGACTAGACCAAACATAAGATGTGCCGTTAAAGGTAATCACATCGCCCCTATTTGCAGCATCTCCTTTAATAAAGTTTTGATCGTTTACCCATTTTCTACTTACCAGGCTATTATCAACAAAATTGCTTGAAAAGTCGTTGCTATATTCAAGCCCTTGAAAATTAGCGCCACCTTGTACAGATATGAAGCCGTTTCCAAAAATTATCGAAACTGGATCAAGCCCGTCATCCCTTGTGATGTTTATTCCAGTTTGTTCAATTGATATTAAGCTAGATGCAGAATTGTTCGTGTTTTGTTGTCTTAAACGTAAACCTGCTTGATCTAGTGATGGAAAACTAGTCAGAAAATCAATCCTAGCTTCAGATGAATCTGTTCCAATAATGTTGGCGAATGTAAAATTAGGTCCTGAATTTTGTATTTGAATTGTTCCGCTTAATTTTGTCGTGCTGGTTCCTGTGATCGGAATAGCGTTCACAATAGGATTAATGGGATCGGTGTTGTTAACAGATTCGCCAGTAACAGACAAAACCCCCCCGCTTGAACCAAGCGAAACTAATGGATTGCCTGGAGTTCCATCGCCGACGATCGAAGTTCCGTCTACCGAAATTCTTACAACCGGATTAAGCGGATCAGTGTTGTCCGTGTCTAATCCTGTTACGGACTCGACTCCACCACCGCCACCGCCAGTAGCGACTAGTGGATTTCCAGGAGTACCATCTCCAGTTATTGATGTACCGTCTACTGAGATTCTGACAATAGGATTAAGAGGATCGGTGTTGTCAGTATTTAGCCCCGTAACTGATTCTACTCCACCTTCGCCTCCTGAAGCGGAAATAATCAAGTCATCACCGTTGTTTGTAATAGTTACGTTGACTCCTGCAATTAGGCTTTTAACTAATACGTTCGTGCCACTTGTTCCGTTAGCTAGACCTTGTCCATTGCCAGAGTTATCTATTCCAGTGATTGATCCCAAATTAGTAGCAGTTAAAGGATTCGCCGTGCTACCGTCCCCTGTGATTGTTACACCATCAACAGAAATTCCTAAGACTGGATTGGAAGGATCAGTATTGTCAACGATCGGACCAGTAACGCTTTCGACTGCGCTAAGGCTATCTTGAACGTAATCTTTAACTTGTCCAAAAGTGATTTTTTTTGTCTCAACTTCAGTAGAATCAACGATCGCAAATAAATCCGCATCGTTTAAATTTTCAGGCACAATTGGGTTCAGCTCTGTGATCTTTTTATCTGCCATTTTCTACCCTCCAATGTCCTGAAGTAGATCATCCCCGTTTTCTAGTAGAATTGAAAAACCGTTTTCTTGCAAGATTCGGAATTCTTCCTCTGGAAAGACTCCGTTCGGGTTTATTATATAACCCGCTTCGGTTTTAATCACAGAGATTGTGCGCTCTATCTCATCATTATTGATGACGTTATAGTAATGACCTGAAGTGAAATCGAAAAACTCAATCGTGCGAGTAGCTAACTCATTGTTCGTATAAATCTGCTTTAAAAGAACCGTCAGAATACCATAGTAATTTGCTGAATCTACAATTCTAACGGTAGTGCTGCCTCTTAGATTCTGTCTGAACTTATCAAACTCTCGATCTCTGATCTCATTCGAGAACGGCATTTTCGTCCTCTAATGACTCAAGAGTAATTCTCTCATAGAACCAAGCGCACCAGAGTTTTTTTCCGTTTTCTTCAATCTGCTGAATGTCTTGAAAAATAACGCGTCCATCTTGCTCTTGATTAATTTTTAGCATTGCAAGGCGCAATCCACCACGAGTTGAACTTGTCACACTCTGTGGAACCGTCAAACTGTCGTGATGAATTGCGCGCTTGCTTTGCATTTTAATTAATTAAGTCAAAAGCCCAATTCGTGCAATGAGAGGAGACCTTCCAGCGGCTACACCATTGACGCCTTGCTGAAGTTGCTCAATCCCATAGACTTGATCGAGCGCGGCCCGCACTGCTTTAGTGCCATACTCGATCTCAGGCTGTTCGGCGTAGTTCGGCGATTGTTGGAATGCAATGCCTACGCCTTCTCTGTCATACATAAAGCCGACAGAACCACCTACGCTTGGAAGCGCACTAAATGCGTTTGTGATGATTACTGGAATTCCAAAAATAAAACCCACAGGCCTTAAGTTTGGAATCGTAGGCACACCATACACGTCAGCGCGTTTAAACTCATCTACTTTGATAAGTGCGTTAAACATTGGAGCCGATACCGCTAGAGTCATTTGATCTTCTTTCGCATTATTTGCAAGAAGTCCCGTCCACATATTGACTAGAGCGTTGTAGCTGAATGCGGCAGGAGTGTTGTAGTATCCATCTTGCAGAGTCGTTGCAATGTCCAAGTCGATTGCACGAGCGTGAGCCTGCGCAGCCTTTTGAATGTACGCAGCCTGAAGATCAGGACTTACCTGATACAAGTCATAAGAGTCAATCAACCAACTGACATACATATTTCGATTGAGAGTGATTTCATCCACTGCACCAGTAGGAGCTTGCAGTGGCCCAGCCTCTTCCGAAGCGCGGTTAGCTGCTGCGAACTCAGTGAAGCGAGGGAGCCTTACGGACCGCGCTCCTTTAACTGCTAGTGGTGACCAATCCGAAACCGTAGGCAAGAGCTTTGCAGTAAAACCAAGTTCACGCTGTACGATTGCGGCAACGATGTCCGCTTTGACGTTTGCTAGTTCTGTATTACCTGAAACTGACATAATTTATCCTCCGAGTTTTAATTGAGAAACTCCTCCGGCTTGTTTTAAAGCCTTGACGAGTTCATCATTATTCATTTCCTTGAAAGACTTCCCAGAAGTCCCTTGTGCTTTTGTGAAAGTTACATCTTTGATCTGTCCACCAGACTTTGCGAAAAAATAGGGCTTATCTTTTGATAAGCGCGCAATCTTTTCCTCAATCGTTTCTTCATTAGGACTCAGATTGTCGTCAATCTCTACATCGTCCCAAGATTCCACTTTCAAAATGTCATCGACAGCATTGGGATTCGCTCCATGTTTCAATGCAATGTCTTTGACTTTATTGTGAACGAATAGCTTTCGCGTAGAAAGTGCAAGGCTTTTATACTTGTTTCGCTCTTCAGCTAGTGCCTCTTGGAGTTTTCTTGTAGCTTCCTCATAACTCCCTTTGGCTTCTAACTCTTTGCGTTCGTACTCCTGAAGTTTTGCTTCGAGCTCCTTAGACCTCTCGGCTTCCTTAGAAATACGAGCAAGTTTTTCCTGCATTTTCTTTTTTTCCCCGATCGCTCTCTGATACGATTCGTAGGAAAGTGTTTTTTCTTCGTTCGATGGGCCACTAGCCTCTTGGTTTAGATCGCCACTAGCGTTCTGAATTTCTGCACTCATTTTCATCTCCCTTTCGGTTTGTTGTCAAATTTTCCCAAGTCTCTTGGAAAAAAACTGTCTGATTTTAATTAAAATGTTTCTACGAACTTTGTCTCGAAAGCCTATGAATGGTCTTCCTTGCTCCGAGACATACTCACTTAGTTCTGCGTTATCTACTGATGACTCAATAGTTTTTGTGATTTTAGTTTTCTTGCCATTCACTTTTTTTTCAATCGTGTATTGGTAAGGAGTGCGCTCTCCATCGGCAAATATACGAATGACTTTTCCAATACTGAATCTTACTGAGTCAATGAGTTGACCGCTTAGTGATAAGTTAGACCGTTTTGGTGAATACACCTCAGAGATTCTTTGCCCAGGTGTCGCCTTAATCTGTTTTCTTTTTTCTACCCATTCATTAGTCAGCGGCTTAAACTTCGCATTCCGAACTATTGAAAATCCTTTTCTAGTTTGCAACTTAATGTCATCGACGACTAGTTGTCCGATTGTAGTTTGAAGTTCTGGATCCTGCTTCAGATTATTAAGAATTTTAGTAGTCTCGTCCTTAGCTTTTTTTACATCCTCTAGTTTTAGTTTAAAATTAATCGCCATTTTGATTGTCCTCTTCAACTTCAATCATTTCTCGAAGTTTTTTGAGTAAATCTAGTTGCGCTTTTGACGCTTCAATTACGCGCTTGCCAGCTTCCACTGCGATTAATTCAGACTTAAAAGCGCGCAAAATATTATTTTTTAAATCAGATTGCGTAACACCAAAAAAGACGCGCTTCTTGACCTTGCCTTCAAGGTTAGGATTGCCCTTCATTCCAGTCATGTGACCATACGCTTTTGCGTTCTCAAGTTCATCTCTGAATCCTATCTTGAGCGTGCTTCCATCGTCTTCAAGTAGGTCCATTGAGTTTATCATGTCGCCAGACAAGTAAAGATTCACAGGATTAGACTTCCCAGCAGCTATGAAATCGAGCGACTTTTTGTAGGACTCGGAATAGTTTCCTAAGGTTCCACCAAAAACGCTCTCGCCCTTCTCTGTGCGACTTTGTATCGTTTCAATTATTGCCGTAGCTATGCGCTCCTTTAGCGCAGTCTCATCACTTAGATCGACGCCAGTGATTTCTTCGAGATCAATTGTTTGACTAACCTCGAAGCTACCGCCTGAATCTTTTAGATTAAGCCCTTTGATTTTCGGCAAGGAATTTCTGCGCCTCCTCGAAAGTCATATCTCTGTATTTCATGACGGCTTCTACTTGAGAGATAAGCCCAAGGCTTAACTCGCGCTCAATTACATCAAGCGTTTCAGCCTTACTCATAATGTGCTCAGGTTTAAAATACTCAATTGCCACGTCTACATCATCGGGAATCGTTCCTACATTATCCAATTCCCATCCTTCTACGCCGCCGTAGACATTTAAGTATCGACCGACTAATCGCACAAGCCTAGTCTCGGTTTCTTTAAATAGAGTCTCGTCCTTCTCACTAGGCTGGAATGCTTCAATCATTGAAAGCATTCTCTCGAATCCGCTTGTAAATGTTTTTGATGCGTTTTTGAAACTCACCTCATTCGGATCAATGTCCGCGCAAGTTAGAAATAGCGAAAGAAGAGAACTATCAAAGTTTACAAGCGCGTCGAGATTGACGTTCGGGTTTGTGAATCCTATCTCCGCGTCACGTCCGTCATGCGTCCTAGGTAGCTTGTAGAGTTTATTAGGGCCAAAAGTGAATTCGTTTTTTAACTGCTCAGGATCTCCCTTTACCCATCCAATTGGCAATCCTTGAAATCTTTTAGCTTGTCCAGCGTCAGAAATTGAAGCGTTAAACTGGATCGTAAAGTCTGCAAAAGATTCTGTCGCGGTTTTAAAGTAATCGCCATATTTTGAGCCAGCAACTTCGATGATCGGAACCATATTAAGAGGGTTTTCTAAATCATCAGACAAAATGAAGCCTCTAACGTCAGCTATGAAATTATAGTCCTTTGACCAAACAGAAACGAGCCGTTCTTTGCCGCTAGTAGATTGCACTTCCGTTTCACCGCTTGATTGAATCCGAAAAACGCGCACTTCGCTTGCACCAATAGCGTATGCTTCGGCCTTCTCTTGATCTACTAGCGACTCCACTACATCTACATGATCCGAAGGTAAAAGCCGCATTCCTAAAGTTTTAGCCCCACTCACAGACAGCGTGGGCATTACTTGAAAATGAATCTGATTCGATAGCTTATAGATTTGATTCACCTTGAGCATCATTTGATTCACTTTCATCATTTGATAAAGTTGCTCAAGGTATTCTGCTTGCGTTTCCGTGCAATTTATAAACCTGCGTTTAGGTTCTTTTGAATAAAGCCTAGCAAGATTCTCGACTGCTTTTTTGCAGATATTTGCAAAACTTAAAACGATGAAATCATCGTCTTGAACGTAGAACCTTCTAAGTTGCTGGCGCACGTAAGGCTCAATTGCTCCCAGCATAACGTCTAGCTGAAATCTCGCCCTTCGTTTTCTTTCGATGTTTTCTTGATTATCAATGTTTGTTCTAAGTCTTTCTAAAATTTCTTCAGGTGTTAGCATTTTGTTCCTTTATCTAAACGTGATCGGTGCGCCCTTAATAGTAGCAGCGCACAAGCCATATCCAAGTGCTGAAACAACGTGTTGCGCGTGAAACGAATCATCCTCCTGATACGTTGATCCCCTTCTTACTTTTGTACCATTTAATCCCTCGTCAACAAGTTTAGCGTCTTTATAAATGAAAAGTCTATGATTACCCGTTCCATCTATACATAAAGAGTTCACTACGTTTTGTCTTACTCTGACTTCAGGGTTAGACCTAGGCACTTTCATTTCGTAGTTAGAAGTCAAGTTTGAGATTTCTTTTTTTACAATATCCCAGTCAGAATTAGGTCCTCGCGTGTCCCTTGATGCGCCTGTAGCGTCACCGCATATTATGATCTTTCTGTTTTGATTTTTAAATAGGCCGAATTGTTTCCAGGCGTCGATCGCGTCCGCAGTGCGTGCGCTATCAATCCCAAAAGACTTAAAAACGTGAAACGTACCATTTGGCTCCTCGATGAAAGCGCACGAGCTCATCGGCTTATCTCGACCTATGTTAAAGTCAAAACATAGATAAATGGGAAGGCTTGAAAACTGCCAGTCATAGGATACGTTTTTAAAGTTCTTTTGCGTATCGTAGCCGTAATAAACACGCTCACCTTGCAGCGTAACCCATCGACCGTAGATGAGCCTCTCTGCAAGTTTTGGGTGCATATCCTTTTTAAGTTGCTCAATATAGTCCTTCGGCAAGAAAGGATTCTGAAGCGTGTTTGAGTAAAACACGAATCGAGAGGTCTCAGGATCGCCAATAAAATAGCGATAAACCCAGTGCTCAGGGCCGTCGGGATTAGTCGCTGCAATTATAAACTTCTCAGGAACGTGCAATATGCGACCGATCCGTGCCTTTATTTCATAGAAGGCCATCTTGTCGTCCTCATCGTTCTCTGTGATTTCTTCAAATATTGCAGCAGAGAGTGGAACTGATCTGATTCGAGTGAAACGGTTATCGCTCCAAAATAGCGGCTCGATGATTGATCCATTTCTAAACTCAATCTCAGCGTTTACGTGTCTTACTTTGTAGTCTTTATCGGGCTTGAGCTCCTGACAGTCTAAATGCTCTACGATCGTTTGAAAGATTGTGCGCTTAATATCAGGAAGAGCTCGACGGCATATCGCAAGCCTAGCTCCTGCGTATTTTATGCAATGTTTTACAGCAATGTGAGCGGCAAGAATTGACTTTGCTGATCCTACTGACCCAGAGAGTAGAATTTCAGGGTAGCCCTTCTTGTAATCATACTCCTCAACAAGATCAATTACTTCAGAGTGAAAAGGAATGTGCAGTGGGGAGAACTCAAAAAAGCTAGGAGTAGTTCTTAAAGCCCCCCCCATTGTCATTGGACTATTTTTTGCCCTTCTTCGCGGGTTTCTTCATTGCTGGCATCTTTTTTGGTTTCGATCCTTTCATGATTATTCCCTCCTTTCACATCTTGAATAAACTTCTTAACGTCTTCCTTAGTGTACGCAAGTTTGAATGTCGTTTGCCCTACTTGCTCTGTTTCAACTTTGTCCGTGTAACCAAGAATGTTTTTTGACAGCCATATCTGCATTGTAGTGTTCTCTTCAGTAAGAGCTTTTTTCCACATTGCGCGCTTAAGGCTCATTTTTCCTTCACGTTCTGCATTTTTAATGATCTTGCTAAATCTACGCCGAAGCGTATCTGGCGAACATTTGACGATTGACCCAATTTCTTCAAGCGTGCAATGAATGCGCGCTAGTTGCTCGACGAGCTCCTTAGAGATCGAGAGTTTTTTGCGCCCCACTCCGTTCTTCATTTATCTTTTTCGGCGCGTTTTCTAGTATTTTGATGATCGTTTAGAAAATAATGCAAAAATCTCTCAAAACATTTATCAGGGATCACGAATCGGTCGTTTTCTGCGGCTATAATTTTGATATAATCAGCGGCGTCCTTTGCAGCTTGCTTCTTCGTGTCATAGACGCCTAGGCAATCTTGCCCGAAATTGAGCTGGATTTTAGAAGTTTGTGGGAGACTTTTGATACTAATCTGATATTCCATGTCATTTTATTCAGGCATGGAAAAGCTTACTTTGTCAATGGTGTAGCGATAGCGGTGCAGTAGTTTTGCCCATCTTCGGCAGTTACTTTTTCAATAAAATGCGCGAAAAAGTATTTGTCGTCTATTTCTAAAATTTTAGAAACCGCATCAATGACGCTTTTGATGCGATTGTTTACGTCCATTCGCTTCACGTCTTTAGGTTTTTTTTTGGTGCCCTTAGTGTAGAGCTTGTTCTCAGCGAAGTGAAATGTGAGATCAACTCGAAGCGTAAAACCAGCTTTTACCCATGATTTGCAGACTGTACGCATTGTGTGAATGTCATCGGAAGCCTTAAGCATCCATGTTTCAATTTGTGAGTCAAACGATCGAGCGTCGTTTGTTTTAATTAGCCTAGCGTATCTTCCACGCTTTACGGGCATAAGTTGCCTATTTGCCGTGGGGGGGATCGGTAGTTTTTGCATGATGACTGCGCCAAAAGGATATGATGACACGCTTACTTCCTCCCAGACATTGCTACTAGGGATAAAAGCATGAAAAACAGAAAGACGCCCCCCCAAGTTTGCTCATTATTCATTTTCGATCTTGTACTTCACGCATAGCGTTTTAGCCGTCATTCTAATATGTGTCTGATGCTCAATGTTAAATCTACCGCTGGAAGTGGCAATGCGAGCAACGAAACTTCGAAGGGCTTTAAGCTCCTCAATGATTTCAGACATATCATGAGATAGTTTGTAGCTTTCTTGAATTGACCAGTTATCGAATGTTTCCATTTTGTAATCGTGCCCTTGATTCATAATTATGCAAAAGTCTTTTTTTCAAACTCGCTTCTTTTTTTTGCGTAAAGTCTCATGATAAGCCGATCGGCTTTTTTTTGCTCTCTAATATCCATCTGGCAGAAATAGTTCTCATTATAAAGCATAGCTAGATCAATAGCCTTTCGAAGTGTGATTGTGTATGCGAGGACCTTTGCGGCCTCATTTTTGCCCCGAATAATTACTCGATATTTAGGACGCCTTCTAATTTTTTTCATGCTAATCCTTACCCATGGTCATAAGTTTTTTTATTGCCTTTTCGACTGCGACTGGAACCACTGAGTTGCCAAGGCATCTAATTCGGTCCATCCTATTTCGTACCCCATGAGCTCCTCGCAAAACGTGGGGTTGAGAGGTCCACCTACCGTACTCGCAAGGCTTTGGGAGTTTCGTTCTTTCGCGCTCGGCTCCGTCCCATTGTCCTTCCAATCCCTCGCGCAAAGTGTCGGAAGCATTCCTTTGCTTGCTAGTTGCGCAAGCCCTAGCCTCTTGTTCGTGCTGTTCGGACTGCAATTTGATCCTTCTATGCTCGCTGTTAAGGTGGGCAAGTAGGAACCACCTTTTTCTAAGATGGCAGGCTCCAACTTCTGCGGCTGAAACAATCGTCCATCTTGAATCATACCCGATTGAAGTGAGTTCCAAGAGAACTCGGTCAATCCCTCGAACAGAGATAGCTGGAACATTTTCCAAGAAAATGAACTTTGGTCGAAGATCGCAAGCGAGTCTTGCAATTTCAAAGAATAATCTGCTATGCTCTCCATCCAAGCCTTTTCCATTTCCTGCAAAGCTAATATTTTGGCATGGGAAACCACCGCTGATGATGTCGATTCTTGGCAAGTGCTCTTTCGTGAGCGTTCGCACATCGTCCCAGATTGGAGCGGTATCAATTTGACCTGATCGCATTCTCGACAGTAAGACGCCTTGAGCGTATCTGTCAGATTCGCAATAGGCGACTGTTCTGACTCCGAATTGCTTGAGAGCGATTGAGATTCCTCCAATTCCTGAAAATAAATCCAAGCCATTCATATTTCCCCAAAGTGCTAAAGACACACTCCTCGAATGATAGCAAAGACAAGCAATCCCATCGTGGCTATAATCGTAGCGAAGGCAAAAGACGCCAGCATGAATTCAAAGTTTTGTTTGTTCATTTCTTTTTCACCTTCTTAGGCTTAATTTCCTCAACTTCGATCAGTTCGGCACAAATAAGGTCATCTTTTGGCATTTCATCCTCTTTAATCACACAATGAAACTGTTCTCGTGCGTCTTCCTCGTCGTAGGCTTCTACGTCTTTATAGTGATTAATTGTAGCTTCCCAATGAAGTCTAAATTTTTTTAGTTTCATTTTGCTCCCACAGAGTTTTTAAATTCAAATTTATAATCGCCCATCTCCAAACTTGCAAAAATCATATTCCCATCAAACACGCGGCATTTGCATTCGCTGCATAAATCGAGCTTAAATTGATCAAGATAAGGTTCTACTTTTTCTTGACTTGTTTCTGTTGTAACAATCACTGAAACATAAACATTGTAGTTAGACTCTATTTCCGTTTTGCATACATCACAAAAAAAATGCTCTTTAATTATTTTCACTTAAAATCTCCTTTGCACCTACAAGGATAAAATCCCGTAGAATCGTAGCCATTACAGTTTGAGCACGTCATTTCTTATTATCCTGCTCATACCAGTCAGCCCATTTATTGATCCAGTTAGCTATCTTCCTTGCCAATCTCGGCTTATCAATTAAAAACAAGCTAATTTTACAATACTCAAACACTAATGCTTTTCGATCATCACAATGAAATAATTTAAGCACTACAATTCGAGGCTTACCCCACCCCATTGCTAATAAATTGGGCTTTCTTTTTTTTGTCCTCATACTCTAATCCTGAACCTTTCTCGTAATTTAATAGCCGCTACAGTTTTGGCAACTCATTTAAAAACCTCGGGATATTCCACACTCGAAACAAGTTTGTAGGACGGAAGCGGGATTTGTTTAGACTTACAAAACTCCTCAATCCATTCACAAGTGATTTTGCTGATTTGATTATTTTGTGGCGTATCGCCTTTTGCTATTGCTAAAAACCATCTCTCCGCCGGTCGACTTGCGTCGGGTTTTAAATTCACTGTGAGTGCTTCGTAATGCTCTTTGCGCTGATTTGCAATAGTCCCAACTAAACACGCACACTCGCCTGAGTACTGTGTGCCGTCTACTTGTCCTCTCATAAGGGCGTCATAAAGTCCTAGTATCTCCATTGGTACAATCTCAATCACCCTATAAAAGTCATCTTTTATAAAGCTGAGATTGGCAGTGTGAAGATTGGTATTGCGGAGATTGGCATTGCGGAGATTGGCATTGAGGAGATCAGCATTGCGGAGATCGGCAGAGCCGAGATTGGCATTGCGGAGATCGGTATAGCTGAGATTGGCATTGAGGAGATCGGCATTCCGGAGATCGGCATTGCGGAGATCGGCAGTGTTAAGATTGGCACTGCGGAGATCGGCAGAGTTGAGATCAGCAAAACTGAGATTGGCAAAACTGAGATCAGCATTGTTGAGATCAGCATTGCTGAGATCGGTATAGCTGAGATTGACATTGCAAAGATTGGCATAGCTGAGATCGGCAGAGCTGAGATCGGCTTTACTTCCACCTTCCTGCCCCATAACCCATTTTTTATGCATTTCTAAAACATTTTTTAGTTCTTGTGATTTCATACTCTAATCCTGAACCTCTTTATTGACTTATCTCAATAGCCGTATCCGTCTCCATTGCCGTCGTCGTTGCCGCAGCCGTATCCGTATCCGTCTCCATTGCCGTTGCCGTTGCCGTTGTCATTGCCGCATCCGTATCCGCATCCGTATCCGTATCCGTCTCCGTATCCGTTGCCGAATCCGTATCCGTATCCGAATCCGTATCCGTTTCCGTAGCCGTTTTCGTATCCGTATCCGTTTCCGTAGCCGTTGCAGTTTCTATTGCCGTGGCCCGCTATTACAGAGTGCGAATCCTCTCCCTTTACAATTTGCCTAACCATTTTTCGTCCTTGCATTTAATTGAAAAAATTTCTGTTAGGATATGAAAACGAATCTCAGGAGACTCATCTAGCTTCGTATCAGGTAACGGACCCTTAAAAGCCAATTCTGGTAAACCCTCAGTCGTTCCCCATCTGCGAATAATCGCAGCGTTCGTAAGAGTCACATACTCGCCAGTCTGAACATAACGTCCGACAGCAACCCAGCCTCGTTGCAAGACTACAATTTTCACTCCAAAATCTTGCGGAACCACTGACTTCTTCGCTTTAGGTTTATTTAGCAACTGAACAATTTCTACTACGTCTTTCATTTCCATATTTTTCTCCTTAATCCTAAACCTTTCGTTTATCTTTCTTCGACTTGATCTCTATTTCATGAGTCAAAAGTAAATCAACAATTTGAACCCAAGTGAGCCCAGTCTTTTTTTTCCAAGCCTGAATCTCGGCGTATTTTTTTGGCTTTAACTTTATTTGTAGATTTAAAAACATTTAGAAATTCCTCCTCACAATTGCGATCAATTCAGCCATCGGAGCACTGACAGGCTTGCCAGATTCATGCGCATTCTTTTCAGCCCAAAGAACATAGCTTGAGAGATCGCTAGGCGATACTTCACCGACTCTCTTGCCCTTGAACTTCCCAATTTTAATCACATAGTCGAGATCGGATTGATTCGACTCTTGAATAGCGTCACCAGGCTGATCCCATAAATTCTGAACGGAGTTCAATTCTTGAAATTCTGCTTGAACGTCCTCCACGCTTTTATTTCCAGCAATCATATCTTTCAGTGCCGCAGCCGGATTTTGAATCGGCTCAGGGTTTACAACTTCCACTTTTTTTTCTAATTGCTGCACAGGCTTTGGCGCGTAAGCAGGAGCAGGTGGGACATCGACCTTTATAGTCTCAGGTCCAGAAGAATAGGCCTGTTCCATCTCCTCACTTGAGTAAACGCCCGAAAGATCGTTCGGAAATGCTTTACGAAGTGCTAACGCCTCTGCGACTTTTGCGATCATTAAAGCTGGCATCTTGTTCCACATATACGATAGCGAGCCATCTTTTTTGCGCTGAGCGTACTCATTAAAAATAGCAATCGCGATCAAAGGCTCTCGAAATCCCTTCTTGTAAACTCCCACCTTGCAAGCAGCTGGCGGTTCATGTTTAAGCCAAACGTCCTTCCAAACACCATCAAGACCACACCAAAGTGGAGCAGTCTGCCCTTCGTAATTTCCCGACCTCTCAGCTACTAGCCTGAATCCGTCGATCGAAGCTTGAATGTTTACTTTCCCGTCGTGCCCCTTAATGAAATAAATTTGCCGCGTGAAGGGATCAAGCCCCGTGCGCTTGCATTGATTCACAAAAAGACTTAGCTCATCGTGAGTCGCATCTTTCGCAATCGTGCGCTTAATTAATTCAATTTGTTCTGCTGAAAAATCGACTACTCTTGTGATCTCATTCATGTGTTAGCTCCTTTGTTTGTTGTTCGTTTGTTTGCAATTGTCTTATATCAACCCGAATGCTTTTAGAATCTTTTTTTCTGTATTGTTCAAGATTCACGCCCTTCAATTCCGGCACTTTTGAATAATCTATTGCTCCAGCGCGCGTTACGACTTGAATTGAAATTTGTGCGCTTTCAATTTTGCGCGCCTTGTATTTCTCGAGTAACGCGCTCGCAAGCGTGTCGTGCTCTTCTTTTAGTATCTTTAAAGCCTCATCTAGTTGTTTCATTTTAAGCTTTAGCTGATAGATGCGATCTGTTTCTAAAACGTCGATCTCTTTCACTTCAACTAAGCTCACACCTTCGCTTTTTAAAGAATCTAGATCACTTAAAAATCTTTCAGCCTCTAGCTTCATCTCTTCAAATTGCGATTGATCGAATTGAATCCACACGCTGTGCGATATTCCAGCATAGACTACGACTAACAAAGTAGATGACGCTTTTGAAATTGCGCAATTCCACACGCATTGCGCTTTAAAATGGGGGGGTATATCGCCAGACCTTACAGATTCAAATGTCTCGCGACTCGTAGTGTATTTGACTTCTAAAACGTGCTCGCCACTTTCAGAAATTCCGTCAAGTGATGCTATGAGCCGATCGTTCTGATCGTGCACAAAGACAGCTGGCTCGAACTTCATCGCAATACTATTTCGGACCATCTCCTCGACTTCGTGTCCCTTTTTAAAAAGATTTCGAGTGTAGTCTGTGAGTTGAGTCTCTTTGCCTAGCTTTTCTTGCATGAGAGCCGTCCTAGTCTTGTGCGGACTCACTCCCATGATCGCTGGAATGTCACTTCCTCCGATCTTGTCCTTGCGAAATTTAAACCACTCTTCCGATCCTTGCTCTAATTTGATCCTCATTTATTAGCTCCTGTTTGTTACAACCACTCTAGTTCTTTTTTTACCCACTCTGAAACTCCCAAGCGAGCACCAGCCGCAATGCACTCATTTATTTCTTCTTCAGAATTGTAAATAATCGGGTAGGTATCGAAGAAACAAACGTCCCTATTTAGTATTTCTTCTGCGGCACGCAATCGATCCATAAAATGACTTCGGATACCGTCCCTTTCGTCTATTTTGTCGTCGACCGACTCATAATCTTCAGCAAGATCCTCAATCTCTGCGAGGCTCCTCATTTGTACATGAGTTGGGTACATCTTTTTATGATAAGGGGATGTGGTTCCAGAAATCGTTAGAATGTTTTTAATTTGTTTATCCATTGTTAGCTCCTTTAGTTGGTTAGTTGTTAATCAATCAATCAATACAAACATTGTATTCTATTTAGAATCTAATTGCAACAAAAAAATAATAAATAAATACAAGAATACTTTCAATGACTTACGCGTTTAATGAGTCAAATAGGTCGTTTTGATGGTCGTCAGCGTCCGCAATATTCTTGCAAGCGAGCTCAAAATAGCGCGTTTTTAGTTCAGTGCCCACTTCACTATGTGTTCTTGAAACGGGAATAAAGAATACTCTCCACGAGACAAATCGCTTACGATAATATCAAAAGAAAGCCCATGACTTTAGTCGTGGGAGTATGTCAGTTCAAATCCGTTTGATGAAACCCTTTTTTTCTTTCCAGAAATAAATTCTTGGTACGAGTTCATTTTTTGCCCCTCACGATCGCTATTTGTTCTAAGACTTGAACAAAACTAACCCAGTTTGAATCCTGAATTTTTCCCACCATCCGCTCTCGAATAGTTCGGCATATAAGCTCTACCTCGGGCTGTGTAAGCCAATTCCAAGATGCTTCAGCCTCTCGTGTGTTTTTTGCTTTTTCGATTAAATAAAGGCGATCACGTTCGCGTGATGCGGCTTCTGAGAATTGTTTTGGAAGTGGAGCACGATCGCAGCTTGCGATCATTTCGGTGATTAAACTTTCAAACCAGCGATCGGTAAATTGATTCACCTCTCGCCAGATAATCTTTACTCGTTCTTCGCCTAAAGCTTTCGGCCCGTACTGGTTCGCAATACGCGCCAGCTGCGTTTCAAAAAAACCACGATCCATATTTAGCCCCCAAGTTCATTGCTTGAATCTTCAAACACACCCTCATCGATCACATGAGTTTCGGTGTTTGAATTTTTGCCGTCGATAAAATCCCAATTAACTTTGAATCCGCCGTTTGATTCAAAATCTTTTGAAACTTTACCAGCATCAGGATCAAGCCAATCCCGCCAGCTAGTCGCCCAAGTCGAAAAATGCGGCAAAAATTTCGAGTCGGTGCGATTCGATCGGTGATACTCGCAAAAGCTGGCCAAGGCTTTTGCCATATCTGCAATTTGGGCCTCGCCACTCGCCAGCGTCCTAGCAAGTTTTTTCAGCCCATTTTGTTTTCCGACCTTGCGAGGATAATTCTTATAAATTTTTTCCTCGACTTGCAAACAAAAATTTTTCAGCACTTCGTTTTTTTTCTGACTCGGCGTCTCAATGTTTTCAGAAATTTTAGTTTCGCTCTCAGCGAGTTTCACGAGCGGTGTTTCTTGGATTTCCAAATTTTTGTTTTCCGCAATTTGTTCATTCGGCGAAAAACTCGAATTGAGCGATATATTATTTTTTTTATTATATTTATACTTTACCTTTTCTTTTAAATTAGACTTTACCTTTACCTTTAACTTTACCTTTTCTTTTTCCTTTAAGGCATTTTTTTTCTCGTAATAATACGCGAACTTCACGCATCGTATTATGAGAATGTTTCCAGAATGTTCTGGTTTTGTTTTGATTTCAAAATGGTTTCTAAAATTTAAGAAACCAATTAGTTTCAAGAATGTTTTGGTTTTCATGCGACAGTTATTCGCCGCTTTTTTAAAATTTATTTCTACCCATCCGTCGTGACCGTGCGCGTTTTTTTTGCCCAATTGCGATGCGTAAAGTTCCATCAAAACGAAATACGCGAAGTAACCATGGACCCCAAATTCGTCTAAAATCTCGGCCATCCAATGTTCGTTATGTGTGTTTGTAGCGTGTCCAAAGTAGTGCATTGTTCCCCCTTTAGTTGACTTTTTTTTCTTGCGAAGGGGAACGAATTAGGATGAAAATGACTGCATCTTATTAAGTCCCCAAGGCTTATATGAGTACCCCTAGAATTATGGCCAATCAATGTGGTTCTAGGGGTTTTCAATTTTAAAGATTCTCAGTTAGCTCCTGAGAACAGGGCGCGGCCAGTAATTATATGTTGGTAGATTGCTGGCCGCGTCTTATAAAATCTTAGACAGATTTTTGAAAACAATTCAGACTTAGAACTAGCAAGATGGCCGAATGCGTAACACACTGCTTGACACCTTGCGCATTCGGCTCGCCTACCTTCTTGCTTCATGCAGCTGCGACGCTGCCGCCCCTAGATCGCTCAGTCGGTCCCTCGCTGATTCGGTCTAGGGGATCTTAATCGGTAAAGATACTACTATCTACATGATTCGTATTTTACGCGCCGCTAATTCAATCGTGGCGCGTTTTAGCTTATCCGTGATTGTGGCCATTCAGTAGCTTCACGTCCGATTCGTGCGGCCAGCGATACCCGATCACGCTCGATGTGCGATAAGGCGCAATTGAAACTTTATCCCCTTGATTCCCGCCGATAATAAAAATTCGATCATTCGCGTCGCACCATAAAAAACCGACGTGCGCAGCATTCGGATTCGTGTCGCTTGCCCTTGTCACAATCGTAATTGCACCAAGTTTCGGCTCTGTTTTCTGCCCCCAATTTAGCCACGAGATTGCAGCCGCTGAACCTGTGCCCTTGATCTTGTTTTGATCTAGCACCCAATTAGTAAACGACGAGCACCAAGGAGTCTCATCATCCGTGGCCTTGAGCGTAGTCAAAGAATGATACTCAATGATACGCTTATTGTGTTTCGCGCCCTTGATCTCACTTTGCCCAAGCTCTTTTAAAGCAGTCAAAAGCCACGAAGGAAACACCTGAATCATTTTACTCATTGATCGGCCTCAGTGTTACTTGAACCCCACAATTTGCACCAAGCACTTGCTTCGTCACAAGCGTAAGGGTTAATGAGTCGCCCTTTTCAAGTCTTACTGGCGCATTTAAAACTGCAATCGTCGTCCCAGTGCTTTGAAATAACGTTTCGCTTGTCGCTCCTAGGTCCGTAAATCTTTGCGCTGTATATGCAAAAGGATTGTGGTCCGCAGTCTGCGGAATTGCTGGTCTCGTTGCAAATATGCTTACGCTAGGACCTCCATCCGCTCGATGAAGTATTAAATCAAATTGAGTCACTCCGCTTGTTCCTGGTGTGAAACTGTAACAAGCGATCGCTCCAATTTCACAAGCACTTTCTGCTATGATTAATCCGTCTACTAATGTCTCAGGAGCGATTCCGTTATCATAGATGCCGTTTGCGCATAACTGGCGAGGTCCTGAATAGAACTCATTCCAGAAATTTACACTTCCTGCAATTTTAGTCATTGTCCCTTCGCTTGCAGCCGCTTCCGCTTTTACGTCCTCAACTTGCACGTTTTGTCTTGCAGGTATTACATTAGGCATCTTTGTTTCTCCTGTTTAAGTCCAAGTGTATGGAGCTCCCCTATCGCTTGCAAATCCAACTAGATCAATAACGCATGAAGTATTCGCAAGCGGAAAGCTAGGGCTAATCGTTATTTGTGTACCTGTTTTTCCAATGACATTAATATCACCAGAATCAATTGAATAATCCTCGTCATGAATGCGAATCAATGAGCCTACAAATATTTTTGAGAAATTAGTTCCAACGTCTAGCGTGTTAGAATTAATCACGTTCACAATTGGAATCGTAGGAGTCCAAAAAACATATCGGCTTTTATAAGTCGCCATCAGTTGTGGCGTAATTGAAGGACCAGAATATCTAGGCAGTTGAATAATTGATTGAGCACTTGGAGTAAATGGCAATGAGGGCGCAATTGAAATTCCACCTTCGCCAGTAAAATCAAAACCCTGAATCACAACAACGGTATTTGTAGAAGTATCCCAATCACCGCTTGAGCGCACAAGTAAGTGCTGGCCTAAGTAGTTTTGCCATTTCTCAACTTCTTTTTTTGTTACATCAGGAAAAAACTCTTTTCGTAGTTTCAAAAAACTAGACGTTGATCCTGTGTCACAAGCAGAAGTCGGGGAAAATAGCCCGAATCTTCTGTTGGCTCCGTAGGTCGTATCAATGACACGAAACTCAACTTCGCACGTTCGCCAGTTTATCTTTTTGTCCACAATCTCATAAATTCGTGGACGCATTTCTTTTACTCCTCTTGTGCTGTCAATAATTGGAAAGCTAAGATCCCCGATCAAAACAGCGTCTCCTACTTCCATTTGAGAACCAAACTGAAACAATACTCGAACGTTGAATGCTTCTGCTCCGAATCGGTAGCGATTAAACAATCGATCAACATTTCGCTCGATTAGTTGAACCGTTGCGATATTGTCTCGCATTCCTTGTGACTCAATAGTGAGCGCTTTTGTAGGAGCCTTGATTCTTTCAAAACTCTCTGCGCTTGCTTTAATTGTTCCCCTTAAAAATTTATCTGTAATTGAATCTTGTTCAAACTTGTAAATAACCGTGTTGTAAAATAGCTTTCCAGTACCTCGCTCTATCACAATATTTTGAGGATTAATGATAGCCTCTTTATCCCAGATCCCAGCCTGACTCTCGAAAATTGCAGGCTCTGTAAATTGCGCTGAAATCTTTCCTTGTCGAGGGACTGAGTACATTCCGCTTGGAAAAAGCAATTCCTCGTCAATAAACTTCTTTACTTGCATCGTGTCTTTTAAAAAAAATTGATAGCGCGCAATGTTTACGCCTTGCCTCGTTTTGATCTGACTAAGTTTATTTAAATCAATCTGCGAAGGTAACACGCCAGCACCATCTGGAAGCGCGTTGTACTTGCTTTTAAACCTTGCTAGTGCAGTAGATGGCGACTCTGAAGTCAGCGTTGAATCAAGCTGCACGAACGTGCCATTTTCAAACTCTGTCACTTGCTCAATCTCATACACGCCATCATTCGATGGGTTTATAGCGTTAGAGATTTCTAGCGTATCTCCTACTTGTACTCCTTCAATTGATGAAAGAAATTTGTCTCGAAAAAATATCGCGTCAGGCTGAGACAGGCCACTAGGTAATGATGCTATGTCATTTATCGGAAATTCTTCAAGATACCACTCAGGGCCTTTGCTCATGAGTATGTATTTCATCAACTCAAGCGCGTCACTCTCGTCCCCTGTGGCATCCCCTAAAACATAAAATGTTTGCACAGTATCGTTTGCAGCGTGTCTTTTGCCGATACTATTAAACAATGCGCGAGTGCATCCTGTGAGCTCATTGTTTACTGTATCAATTCCAGTGTACTCAATGATTTCATCATTAATCTTAACGCACGTTCTAAAAATTGGCGGCGCAGGAAGTAAAAATCCTTCCACATTATCCAATAGCAAAGAGGAATCACTTACTAAAGGTGTAGAGCTCTGTGAAAAGAAGGTCGCTGTGCGACTTCCCACCATTACAACGCTAACGAGATCCATGGCGTCCGAACTAGCATCAAGATTTCGTTTTACTTGCTGCCAAGTCGTGACGCCATTATTTCCAAAAATGCTAATCGTCCCACCGCTAACCGACACACTACCGGATGGCGGTCCTGAATTGATTAGAACAATATCAACAGGAGCGTCATAGTCCGATCGTCTAATAAACAGTAGGCTTCCAATAGTCGCAGAAAAAAAGTTTGCTGGCGCGACTAGCTTTGCCTCAACCTTTTTAAAAATCTCTGTGCGCTTAATCTCATCTGGATGCGAGATCGTTAAATCAACATAATCAGGGAATGATTTTATCGAAGTAATTACGCCAGAAAAAGTGAGATTGTAGTCTTTCGGAAAATAACCCTCACTTAGTCCGATATAAAATTTAGCCTTACGGTAAAGAATATCTGATAACTCAAATTTAGGCGATACTAAGCGCGTAGCGTACTGATTCACGTCAATCAACCGAACATTGATCGAGCTTGTAGCTTGCCCACCAGACTTGTCAGGCTCAACTGTCTGCGAGATCGTGGCTGTAGTCCCGTCGATTGCAATAATCTTGCGCACGTTTTCTTTTATTCGCGCGCTACCGAATACTGTGCCCACTGGAATTGGAACGCCATTGTCAAACGTGATAACTTCCAACACGTCACGAACTGACAAAAGATTTTCTAACCCATCAATCTCTAGGATGACATTCGGATTTTTTTCTTGGTCATTTAAAAGATTAAAAAGGCGTTTTGTTGTTTGAAGCACTATTTATTCCTAAAAATTACACCAAAGAGAGCCGCAGTTGCCGTTGCAAAACTAGAATTGATGATAAAAATAGAAATATTAACGCCTGGACCAACTAACAAAGGACCAGAAGCAATAGGTCCAAAACTAGTTTCTGGTGCAGGATGATTTTTTCGAAAAAGGGTATTCCCACTAGTCTCAATTACAAAAGCATTGTTGGGGTTATTATTCGAAGTGAAATATCTGTAATTACTTAAAACAACAAAGTGACCAGCAGGAGGAAGATAACTTGAAGAAGTTGGACCAGAATTTGAAACAGTCAAAAGTAAAGAACCTGCTACTTCAATTCCACCGCCGACACTGTATGTTGCCATCTTACACCCTCACCCATCTGGCGATAGTCGCCGAATAATAAACCTCGACGCTTGCACCTACTGCGAGCGTCATTCCAAAATTAAAC